ATACCCTTCTCCATCTTGATAGCCATCTGCATCAATAAAGGTATCTTGACCATTGGCGATGTAGTTAGGTAGCATCAGATTTGGGCAATACTGGCTTTCGGATAGCCCTCGCTTGTTGTAATAGCGATAAGGCATATTTTTAGTGGAACCAAAGGCACGCAGACGAGTGATAATCTTTGTATCTTGATTAGTCGTCTGCTTGATATCGTAAAGGCCATTGCCTTTTCCGTAGCCAAATACCTTGCCCACTGCGACCGCCTCCGCTCCAATCGTTATCACTCTGCCCTTGATGGTGTAGTTCACATAAAACTCGCTATTGACTAAGGCGAGAGCATCAAAACAGCTGATAGAACGAACAGTAATATTTTTATCAGATGTAGAGCATGATTCATCCACCTTGACGGTCCATTTCTTATCATCCTTGTATAGTCTATCAAGATTCACCTGGATACGTTCGGCAAGGTCCGATACGCTATTGGCATAAAATGGGAAATTGGAGAGGCCGGTATAATGGCCCATATTATCCTCCTGCACGTAGTCAAGGAAGTCGCATCGTGTAAGTTCATCCGCCACAGAATTAAACTTTACGGAATCGTACACAAATGCCTCTCCATACGTACTTCTGCGTGCCTTTTTCTCTTTTGCGGGTACGTAATTCAACGCATAATCCTCTCCGCGATAAGTGAAGTAATCACCGATAGCAAAGGCAATAGGTTCCTCGGACGAGATTGTGGCGGTAATATACCTCTCGCCCATGAAGATGCCAGTCATTTCGAATTGATGAATGGTACATCTTTCTATCTTACCTTCTTTATCATATAAAACTACACTCATTTCGGTTCCTCCAAGGATATATCTGTAAGCGGATCATTGACTTTGAACTTTACGGAGAAGGTGATACACGCTTCCTCTTTCAGTTCATCCTCAAAGACCTTTTGTGTAATGTAAGCCTTATTATCGTAACTCTCAAATCGGCAGTCTTTCCTACCGATGAGGGTATAGGTGTCGTATATTTCTAACCGCGGGCCATAAGAGTTCTCGCCATTTTCATTCTTATCGGCATCAAGGCCTATGAGATAAGCGAAGAAACTATCTATTGCAGTCTTTGCCTGCCTCGGGGTGCCCTTGACAGCAAACTCGACTTCAATCTCATAAGCTTTGATATAGAGTTTCTGAGGAATAAATTCTTCGTCGCCATCTTCGTCATACCATGAGCGAGATGGAAGGTCCTTTACCTCACCAATAGTGATGAAAGGGAAGCCTGTGCAATAGATTCCCCAACGCTTTGCGGAGTTAAACACCTTTGCTCCGTCGTCTTGCTTATGTATTAAAAAAGGTTTGTACGGCATCCTACATCAGTTTAGTATGGGCAACAAAAAAGTCCGCAAACGTGGCTTACACGTCTACGGACATTTGATGCCTCACAATTATGAAATTACTATGCGTAGCAAAGATAATTAAAAGTTTGTCACTTACATACACTTAGATGAGAATTTTATCGAAAAGTTAAATCTTTGTGTTTATGCTGCATAGCATATCCGATAATTTGCAATTCCCGATTTTTCTTTCTAACTTTGCGGTATGTTTAATCAGGCTCCGCTTAGGGCGACACCTAATGAGGCCGCATCATATATATCTATGAATTTTAGAATGGTTAAACATGGGTTATGCGGAGGCGCGTGATGCGTCCCGATAACTAAGAAAGGCGCAGTTCCGTGATGGTTCCGCGCCCTTCTCTTTATAAACTCTATGGCAAAGAGTGTTTATCTTACCAATACATCACCGCTTACCTTATAACTACCACCCTTCCGGTAAAGGTAAGCCTTGGAATCTCCTTCCTGGATAACTTGTACAACCGCGTTATCATATACCTTAATAAAGGCTTTCGCGTGGTCGGTTATCGTAATTCGTATAAATGAGTCGTGGCGGACATGGATGGTTGCTACATCATATCCTTTGACGATAATATCGCCATGGCAATCCCCATTCAGCACAAGGATTCCTTTTACAAATTTCTCATCAAAATCAGCATCTACATAGATGCCGTGATTCTCCATCACCCCGGAAAAGTTCTCCATCATGTACTTGCGAGAAGGATAATCATGCTCAATGCAGAAGTCCAAACCTCTAATATACATTTCACATAATTCATCCTTATCCCGCTCGCTCCATTCGCTGGTCCACTTGGCACATAGGCCAAGCGACACAGCTTTGTTTTTCAATTCGGTATTCAGCTTATTCATATCTTACACATTAAGTTTTACTCCGCTGCCGGTCTTGGTGAGTTTGTGAAGGAGATCGTTGGTATCTTTGGAAATATCGCTAATGTCCTCCACTCCGTTTGCGGTGCGTAGTGTATTTGTTTCAATCATTTTCAGGCTTGCCAACTGAGCACCCAAAGTGGTTGTCACATCTGGCATGGTCTTTAAGTAGAACTCGGTGGCCATTGTGCGCATCGCGCTAAGGTCGGCACGGATAGCGTTTACGTAGGAAGCAAGGAGATCTGCGGTATCCTCAGTAATACCAGAGATGCTTGCCGACAATCCGCTCTTACTTGATGTCGCAGTTAATGAGCCGCCAGTTGCATCGTTAAAGAGTTTAAGAAACGCATCCACTTCCTCAACCATCAATTCACCTTTCGAGTTAAACCACTCGGAGATAGCGGCTGCTACCTTCTCGGGAGCGTCAAACAGATTCTCCATAGTTGCCACACCGCCGGAGCGATTTCCATTCGCATCAATCTTCCCAAAGAGCGTTTCTTCCAATTCCTCGAACATCGGTTCGATGATATTGAGTTTTACCATATCATTGGCTACACTCGCAAGGATATCATTTGCAGTGTCTTTAAAGGCCTCTGCTGCGTTTTCACCATTACGGAACGCTTCAACCAGGCTATCGCTAAACTGGCCTGCCCAATCCTCGAAATCTATCCCGTACAACTCTTTGGCAAGGTCTTGAACGAAGTAGGTTATCTGATCGTTCAAGTCGGCTATCTGGTCAGCGTAATCGCTGATGGCGGAACTATCCGACTTCTTCTTCGCTTGCTCGTTACGCATCTGCGATTCTATCTCCGCACGCTGCGCGACAAGGCTTGCGTACTCCGCGCGATAGACTTCTCCGGTCTTGTTCTTAATGGTTCCGGTGCCTATCGCGTTAATTGCAGCCAGCGCCTCCTTGTTGATAGATATTTCCCAGCCTTTCTTCTTCCATAAGTCCTTCCAAAGCGAAGTCTTGTAAGACTTAATGCCACCAGTAAGCGCAGTATACATACTCTTACTGCTATCGGATAGCGTTACACCCATAGCAGATGTTTGATTCATCAACTGCGTGTAGGACTTAATGGCTCGCTCGAAAGAACTGCTGCCGTTACCAAACGCTCTGTCAATAGACTTCTCCAACTCGTCATAAGCGGATTGAAGTTCCTCTACTCTCTGCTTACTGTTATTGATAGCCTTGTCGAGCGCCTTATCATGCAAGCCAAATAATGTTCCTGCAACAGATATGGCAGCACCAGCAATCGCACCATATACGCCCGCGCCTGCACCAAATATTGCCGTTGCACTACTTGCCGTTGAGCCTGCTGCGCTGAAAGCCGAACCTGCCGCGCTCATCACATCGCCAAAGCCACTACCCATTCCCATCGAATCAAAGAGGGAGGCGAGTTGGTCGGATACCTCTGCAAGGGCCTGGAATTTACCAATCAATTTGGTGGTTGCCTCGTCAAGTTCAGCATTACCAGATGCGTTACCGTTCTGTTGGTTCTGCTGTTCCTGTTCTATCTCCTTCTTGGTATACGTCTTGCCTGCCTTCAACTTACCAATACTAAAAGCGAGAGTCCACTTATCGGTACCAACGGCCTTCATCTGACGCAGGATTGTATCCAGGCTCTTCAAGTTCTTCTTGGATTCGCGGATGTCGCGTAAACCGTTAGCGAATCCCTTGAACGGATTTCGATCGGCGGCTTCCGTGCGGAGTTTAGACATCGCAGACACGAGTTCCTTGGTTTCCTGCACCGTTAGGCCCTGGGTAGTTGCAAACGCCTTTATCTTATTATACATGGAATCAAGGGTGGATGTCGAAACTCTATCGAGATCGTCAAATATCTCCGCCCAATTCTCAGTAGCCTTGAACTGTTCAAAGAGCACCTTTGACTTTTGCTCGTCATACTTCTTGTTCGTACCTTCCTCATACTGCTTCTTTGCCCCAGGGGTAAGGTTCGCGTTATTCTGAATCAGGCCCAAGTCCTTGTCGCGGTTACGCTCGATTTCGGCAAGCTGCTGCTCGAAGTTCTTGTTGTTCTTGATGATTTCAAGTAAGGTGTTGGCATTTTCTTCCTTCAACTTGTTATCCTCATCCTGAATCTTCTTGATAATTTCGAGCAGAGTGGTATACTCACCGAACTTCTCCTTCAACGTCTTTTCGTTGGTGGTGAGAAGCTGGTCGTAAGCTATCTCGGGATTCTGAATCTTGTCGTACTCGGATTTCAGTTTCTCGCGCAGTGCGTCGGCATAATTGTCGTTTCCTACGAAACCACCGAAGGCCACCTGCTGGGCCAGCGCCTTGTCACCGGTAGCATTGAACCATGTCTTGTATATACCCCACTCCTTGCTGGATTTTTCAAGCTCCATACGAATGGTACTCAAAGCATCCTGCAAACTGTTGCGCTCCACTTCCACCTTCAACTGAATCTCGTACTCATTAAGGGAGTTGGAGAAGGATTTTCTTTCCTCTGAACTCATCTTGTTCTTCAAGATGCGCTCCTTCATCTTGGCAAAGTATTGCTGCATCTTCTCTGGGTCAAACGTGGCGATATCACCGATATCCTCACTCGTCATGCCACTCTGCTGCAACAATTCTGTCGCCCTTTGTCTGCCGAGGTCTTTCTGCCACGACTTGTAATCGTTGTAGATTTTCTTCAAGGCATCGAATTGCTTTTTCCATGCCTGGAGTTGCTTGTCGGCAGTGGAGGTAGAATTAGATTTCGTTAGTGACGCGCCAAGGAAATTCAGCCCCTGCTCGGCTTCCTTTTGCGGAGTGAGGCCCTGCGATTTCGTTGTTTCCAAAACCTCGCGGATATATTCTTGTGAGTATGGGCCATTAATATCAATCTTATCCCACTTGATATTGCCATTCTCGTCAAAGTAACCCTCAATATCGCTTACGTCAAGGCCAAGTTTGATGAGCAAAGGCTTCTGCTTGTCTACCACTTCCTTGCCTGCCTTATATATCTTCTGGAGGTCGTCGATGACATCGGCAGTAGATTTTGATTCCTTAATCTTGATATATACATCGCTTGTCGACTTAATGCCATCAATAGCGTCAATAATCTCCTTTCTCCATCCGGTTACATCGGGTTTCGGAAGCATACGGGCCATAACATCAAAGATTCTGTTGTCAAGAACAAAGCCGTTCATGTCATACGTTACCGAGCCGATCAAGCCTTTCAACTTATCGAGTGCGGCCTTCTTGAACTCTTCACTATTGATGTCGATATTCTTCTTCTCTTCGTCACTAATCGACTTGAAATATACATCAACCAAATCCTTTGCCTGCTCTTCGGAATAACCGAACATCTGCTGTTCAAAGGCTACACGGCTATAACGGAGAGAAATGGGGTTGCTCATCATTTCGGTGTGCTTTGTTTGGAATTGGTTCCAATACTCTTCCGCTATATAGTTATAATCGCGACTACCTTTAGGGAATCCACTTCCAACCGCCATCCTGTCCGCATCCTCAACAAGCTTGCCGATAGCTTTGTCGATATCACCCTGCCTTTCAATCATCCTATCGTAGTATTTAACGACATTCAGGACACCCCTAAAACCTTCGGCAGGGTTGCTGGCACCGGCATAGGTGTGATTGCGCACGCTCTCCTGCATGGAAGCGTAAGCGGAGC